AGATGATGATGTATTGCGCTATCAGGGTCTAGCTTTTAGCTGGATAGGCTTTGACGAGTTAACACAATGGGCCACACCATACGCATGGAATTATATGCGTTCTCGTCTACGGTCTACTGCACCTGATTTGCCAATATTTATGAGGGCTACGACTAACCCCGGCGGAAGAGGTCATCACTGGGTCAAGAAGATGTTCATTGACCCTTCGCCATATAATAGAGCCTTTGATGCAACCGATATTGAAACAACAGAAGTATTACGATACCCAGCAGGACATAGCAAAGCTGGAAAGCCTTTATTCAAAAGAAGATTTATACCCGCAAGACTTGCTGATAATCCATACCTTGCGAATGCAGGTGACTACGAAGCCATGCTCCTATCTCTTCCAGAGCAGCAGCGTAGGCAGCTTCTTGAAGGCGACTGGGATATTAAAGAGGGAGCAGCATTTACTGAATTTGATCGGCATGTTCATGTTGTCGAGCCTTATCGTATCCCTAGTAACTGGGTTAAGTTTCGTGCTTGCGACTATGGCTACGGCAGCTATAGTGGTGTTGTTTGGTTTGCCGTTGCGCCTTCTGAGCAACTTGTGGTATATAGAGAACTCTACGTTTCTAAAGTCCTTGCCACAGACTTGGCAGATATGATTTTGGATGTGGAAGCAGAAGATGGTAATATTAAGTACGGTGTTTTGGACAGTTCTCTTTGGCATAAGCGTGGTGATACTGGTCCTTCTCTTGCGGAGCAAATGATTAGCAGGGGATGTCGTTGGCGACCATCAGATAGAAGTAGGGGTAGTCGTGTAGCTGGTAAAAATGAAATACACCGTAGACTACAAATTGATGAATTTACAGAGGAGCCTAGACTTGTTTTCTTTAATAACTGCACAAATGTCATATCCCAACTGCCCTCCATACCGTTGGACAAGAAAAACCCCGAAGATGTGGATACTAAAAGTGAAGACCACTTGTATGACGCTCTTAGGTATGGTATAATGTCAAGACCAAGATTTAGTATATTTGATTATGACCCAATGGGTAGACCCGGTGGCGGTATGCAAGTAGCTGACGCAACCTTTGGATACTAAGGAACAATAATATGGCTGAAGACGAAATTATGATTGAAGATGATGCGATTGCACTAGAAGATAGTGACGATACATCCGTATCTGATATAGACGTAACTAACATTATTCCGTTTGTTATGGATCGTTATCAACGTGCATATGACTATCGGTATGACGATGAGCAGCGTTGGTTAAAAGCCTACCGCAATTATCGTGGCTTGTATGGTCCAGATGTGCAGTTTACTGAATCAGAAAAATCTCGTGTTTTTATTAAAGTAACAAAAACCAAAACGCTGGCAGCATACGGGCAGATTGTTGATGTTCTGTTTGCTAATCAGCGTTTTCCTTTGTCAGTAGAGCCAACAGAACTGCCAGAGGGTGTTGTAGCGGATGTACACTTTGATCCCAAAGAGCCGGATCAATTGCGAGGCGATACCTCTCTTTCTAGTCCTTATGGTTTTACTGGTGATGGTATGGACTTTCCAGCAGGTGCCACAGCAAAAACTCTGCAAGAAAAACTTGGTGTACTGGAAAACAAACTAGAGCCTGTAGCAGATAAATTAAAAGAAGGTCCGGGTAAAACACCAACGGCTATTGCATTTAGCCCAGCTATGATTGCTGCAAAGAAGATGCAGAAGAAAATACACGATCAGTTAGAAGAGTCGGGTGCTGGTAAACATTTACGTAATGCTGCTTTTGAGATGGCTTTGTTTGGCACGGGTGTAATGAAAGGCCCGTTTGCCATAGATAAAGAATATCCAAACTGGAATGACGATGGTGAATATGATCCGTTGTTTAAAACAATACCGCAAGTAAACCATGTGTCTGTATGGAACTTTTATCCAGACCCAGATGCAAACAATATGGACGAAGCACAGTTTGTAATTGAACGGCATAAAATGTCACGTTCTCAATTAAGACATTTAAAGAAGCGTCCATACTTCCGTGGAGAAGTTATTAATGAAGTAATCGCTATGGGCGAAAACTATGTTAAGAAATATTGGGAAGATGATCTAGCAGATTATGCACCAGAGCATGGCATTGATCGTTTTGAAGTTTTTGAATATTGGGGCATGGTAGATACAGAACTGCTAGAAGAGCAGGGTGTAGATATTCCAAAAGAACTACAGGAGTTTGACGAGTTACAAGCAAATGTTTGGATATGTAACAATAAAGTTCTTCGTATGGTTCTCAACCCATTCAAGCCATCTAAGATTCCGTACTCTGCTGCACCATACGAACTAAACCCATACTCATTCTTTGGTGTTGGCATTGCTGAAAACATGGACGATACTCAAACATTAATGAATGGCTTTATGCGTATGGCTGTTGACAATGCCGTGCTATCGGGCAACTTAATTGTTGAGGTAGATGAAACAAACTTGGTGCCGGGTCAAGACCTATCACTGTATCCGGGCAAGGTATTCCGTAGACAGGGCGGCGCACCGGGTCAGGCTATCTTTGGCACAAAGTTCCCAAATGTGTCACAAGAAAACATGATGTTGTTTGACAAAGCACGTGTACTGGCAGATGAAAGCACAGGCTTCCCATCATTTGCACATGGGCAGACAGGTGTGCAGGGCGTAGGCCGTACAGCTTCAGGTATCTCAATGCTTATGGGTGCTGCACAAGGTAGCACTAAAACTATCATTAAAAACGTAGATGACTATCTGCTTCGTCCATTAGGCGAAGGTTTCTTCCGCTTTAATATGCAGTTTGATTTTGACCCAGAGATTAAAGGCGATTTAGAAGTTAAGGCACGTGGTACAGAAAGCCTAATGGCTAATGAAGTGCGTAGCCAAAGATTAATGCAGTTCTTGCAGATCGCAAGTAGTCCTGCACTTGCACCCTTTGCTAAGTTCCAGTATGTAATCCGTGAGATTGCAAAGTCTATGGACCTAGACCCCGACAAAGTTACCAACAATATGGATGAAGCTGCACTGCAAGCGGAAATTATGAAGGGCTTCCAAGCACCAATGCAACAAGAGCAAGGTGGTATGACACCACCGCCAGCAGGTGCTGACCCAATGGATACATCTGGTTCAGGCGGCGGCAACATCGGTGTAGGACAGGCTCCTGTACCGGGTGAACAAGGATTTAGTGGAAACAATGGACAAGAAGCAGGTACTCAGCAAACTCAAGTCGCTGGTGGACAGCAACCCCAAATGGGAAGCATTCAATAATTATATTGACATAACTATAGAAAATCATCAACGTGTTTTAGAACAGTCAGATGATTCTGTTATTATGCACAGGCAACAAGGTGCTATTGCAGTTTTAAGAAAGCTAAAGTATTTACGAGAAGAGGTAAATGGCAACTCTTAATCAACAAATAGAGGACTTGCTTTCTCCTGATGACATTGAACTATTTTCTCCTGACGACATGATGCTTCAGGGAATGGAACAAGGTACTTTAAAACAGGCTCAAGAAAATACTAAAGAGTTTGTTAAAAGCGTTGTAAAAGGCTCCGCAACTGCACCTGTTATGGCTCCTGTTGATGTAGTAGATTTGGGTGTAATGGCACCTGCTTTGAAAGATGAGGTAAAACCTTTCTTTCCTACGTACTCTGGAATAGAAGAAGCCTTTGAACAATTAAGTGCGCTGGGGTTTAGTCGTAAGAATGCTACAAAATGGTTAGCGGATAACACAGGAATACAACTTAAAGGTGACTACGGCGAAGTTGTAGGCGAGTTTATTAGTCCTGCTGCTGCAACAAACACTGCCGTAAAAGGTTTAAAAACACTTGCCTCTGTTGCTACTAAGTATGGCAATGATGTGCCTTTTACAATATCTCGTATTGAAGACGAAGCTAAAAAATTATTTAACACCGCATCAGGCGGAGATGATTTAGATGGCATGGCTCCTGCAGTGGCAGGGGATGTGCCAACACCTACATCGGCTGCAGATACAGCGGAATTACCAGACACATCTACAACAAAGATGATGGTTGGCGAAAAAGGTTCTGTTGGCGAAGATGCAATATTTAGATATGAAAGATTAAAAAACGAAGACCCTGATTTAACAAAAGAAGAACTATATGCTCAGACAGGCGTTTACATGGGCAGAGATGGTATGCCTAGAGCAGAACTAGATACTCAGGAAGCAGTATTAATTGGTAGAAGTCATCCTCTTATGTCTGGTAGTGATTCTTTTGATACACTTGCGGGTCTTGACCGCCGTTCAATACCAGACAACAAAAATTTAAGAGTAGAAG